TGTCGAGTGGTATCGGTGGGGATGTTACGACTGTACCACCTCGTTTTGTGCCAGCCTTAGTATCGGGCATGGCTTACTATATTGCTATGAAGAAGCCGGATGTTGCCGCTCGTGTCCCGCTGTTGAAGCAAGAGTATGAGTTCCAGTTCCAGCTCGCTGCTGGCGAAGACGAGGAAACAGCGTCAATCAAGTTTGTACCCTTTGATACGTTCATGATGGGTGGATAATGAGCTACGCAAAAGCCAAATACGCCTTCGGGTTCTGTGACAAGACGGGGTTTCGTTACCCCCTTAAAGACCTTGTGCCTGAATACAACAACGGCGTTAAGACGGGTTTTCTTGTTGGTAGAGATGTTGTTGACCCAGACCAGCCCCAAAACTTTCTTGGGCGCGTAAAGATTAACGACCCTCAATCACTACGCAATCCACGCCCAGATACTTCTCTACTAGAAAGCCGAGAGCTGTTTGGTTGGAATCCAGTTTGGAATTCGGCACAATATATGGTAGCGTCCGTAGGAAGAGTTACTATCATCACAACCGATGGAGATTAGAATGTCAGCACCTAAAAAATCCTTACGCCCCAAAGCTCGTCCGAAATCTATCTACGGAGTCGAGGAAATGAGTACACGAAGCCCTGATGGTCTCACCATAGCAGAGCGCGAAAAAGCTCGCCGCGCTAAGGAAGTTGAAAAGCCTGCAAAGAAGAAAGACGGTGGCGCTCTCAAGAGTGTTCCATCTGGTAACAAGGGTTTATCTAAGTTACCTACAGAAGTGCGCAATAACATGGGCTACATGCAGTCCGGCGGCAAGGTCAAGAAGATGGGCATGGGCGGCAGTATGTGTCGTGGTATGGGCGCTGCAACCCGTGGCGGCAAGTTTACGAGAGATGGATAAGTTCAAATGAACTACTCTGAATTAGTACAGGCCATACAGGACTACACTGAGAATAACGAGACAACATTCGTCTCGCAAATTCCTACGTTTGTAGAGCAAGCTGAAGAAAACATACATAGAACTGTGCTGATTCCAGAGCTTCGCAAGAATGTAACTGCTAACATGACCAACGGTAACCGCTTTCTTGCAAGGCCATCAGACTTCTTAGCTCCGTTCTCCATAGCGGTCATAGATGGCTCTGGTGACTATACCTACATGCTTCCAAAGGATGTGAACTTTATTAGGGAAGCATATCCAAGCAAGGCGACTTCCGGCCTTCCTAAGTACTACGCAGAGTTTGATGGTGATGTTCAGTCTACTTCCTCGCCGGGAAACTTTATTCTAGGCCCAACCCCTGACAGTGCCTATGAAGTTCAATTGCACTATTATTTCGACCCTCCCTCTATTGTTACCTCAAGTACTTCTTGGCTTGGTGATAACGCAGAAGAGGCTTTACTGCACGGCAGTCTCGTGAACGCTTACATATTTATGAAGGGTGACGCTGATGTGCTTGCAATGTATCAACAGCGATTTAAAGACGCCATGCAGCGGCTGATGGTTCTTGGTGAGGGAAGACTGAAGCGCGATGACTATCGTGACGGTCAGCCAAGGTTGGAGATGTAGATGTTTGAGCTAAAGACAAACACCCCCCAAAATGAACAAGTGGTATTGGTTAATACTACTAAGGGTCGTGGCTTCACGCCAGAAGAGCTTTCTGAGCAATGCGTTCAGAAATTGATCTCTGTATCTGATACGGCACCCCCAGCCATCAGGGATCAAGCCCGTGCTTTTTCAAAGCACATTGAGACGCTTGTTGCATATTATATGCGGCAGGCTATTCGCAGCGACCGAACTAGTGTATATAATGCACTTAATGATGCGGGGCATCCCGACTTAGCCGATCTTATAAGGAGACTTTGACATGGCTTTTACTGGTAACTTTATGTGTACGTCATTCAAGAAAGAGCTTCTTGAGGGCGGACACAACTTTTCACTTAGCGGCGGCGACACTTTTAAGCTCGCCCTGTACGACAACAATGCTTCGTTTACCGCAGCGACCACAGACTACACGGCTACTGATGAAGTAGGTGACTCTGGTTCCTACGCTGCAGGTGGCGGTGAGCTTACTCGCATCGATCCCACCTCTTCTGGTACGACAGCGTTTACAGACTTTGCTGACTTGACGTTTACGTCTGCTACCATCACTGCCCGTGGTGCGCTGATCTACAACACAACCGAGGGTGCAGGCACGGGTACAACAAACTCTGTTGTGGTTCTAGACTTTGGCGCTGACAAAACCTCAACATCTGGCGATTTCCAAATTGTCTTCCCAACTGCGGATGCGTCTAACGCTATCATCCGTATCGCCTAAATACTTTAAGGAGAGCGCGGCATGGCCCTTGTTGTCAAAGACCGAGTCAAAGAGTCGAGTACGACTTCTGGCACCGGAACATTAACGCTCGCAGGCGCGGTAACAGGCTTTCAGGCTTTCTCTGCCGCGCTCTCCAACGGCGACACAACCTACTACGCAATTGCTGAATCAAGCACTGGTGCGTGGGAAGTAGGTCTTGGTACATATACCACGTCTGGAACGACACTGGCTCGGACAACAGTTTTGTCTAGCTCCAACAGCGGCTCTGCAATTAACTTGTCTGGAGCGGGTGCTGACGTTTTCATCACTCAGCCTGCGGACAAAGCAGCGTACTTCGATGCTTCTGGTGATCTTTTCCTGAACCAAGACCCGACCTCGGCACTTCAATCTGCGACGAAGCAGTATGTGGACACGATTGCTGCGGCTGGTATCCATTATCACGATCCTGTCCGAGTTGAGCGTGAGGGCAACCTTACTGCGACTTACAACAACGGAACGGCTGGGGTTGGCGCTACTCTTACAAACTCTGGCACTCAAGCTGCGCTGGTTATTGATGGGGTTACCCTCAACAGTGCCGACCGTGTTCTTGTGTATGAACAAACGGATCAGACCCAAAACGGCATTTATACCGTCACCAACACAGGTTCTGCCAGCACGAACTGGGTACTTACCCGTGCGACAGACGCTGACAGTTACGGTCCTTCTGATCCTGACTCCCTTGGTCAGGGCGATGCGTTCTTTGTGCAGGAAGGTGCGGCGGGAGCTGGTGAAACCTATGTGATGAACACCGAGGGTACGATTACCTTTGGTACAACAAACATCACCTTTGCTCAGTTCTCCTCCGCACAGATTTACTCTGCGGGTGACGGTCTTACGCTTACAGGCGTAACCTTTGCTGCGGGTGCGGGTACAGGCGTCACAGTCAACGCAAATGATATTGCGATTGGTCAGGACGTAGGCACAAGTGCCGATGTGACATTCAATACTGTTACTGCGGATTTGACGGGTGCGGTTACTGGTAACGTGACGGGTAATGCGTCTACCGCTTCTGCATTACAAACGGCTAGAGACATTGCGCTAACTGGCGCGGTTACTGGCTCAACCAGCTTTGATGGCTCAGGCAATGTCAGCATAACTACCACCGCAACATCTGATCCAACGATCACTTTGGCTGGAGACCTGAGTGGCTCTGCTACGTTGACCAACCTTGGCAACGCTACGCTGACTGCAACTATTACTGCGAACTCTGTTGCGCTCGGCACAGATACTACAGGCAACTATGTTGGCTCCGGTGCAACAAGCGGCAACGGTATCTCCGGCTCGGTTAGCTCCGAAGGCGGTACGTTCACTGTTTCGTCCAACGCTACAAATGCCAACACAGGCAGCACCATCGTTTTCCGTGACGCATCGGGCAATTTCTCCGCTGGTACAATCACAGCGGCTTTGAGCGGCAACGCTTCTACCGCTACCTCCGCAGCGGCTCTTACGACTGCTCGCAACATCGCTCTGTCTGGAGACGTTACAGGGAACACCAACTTTGATGGTTCAGGGAACGTCAGTATCACGACTACGATTGCTGCAAACTCTGTTGCTCTCGGGACGGACACGACAGGGAACTATGTCGCGGGTATCACTGCGGGTACGGCGATTGATGTCTCAGGATCGGGTAGTGAAGGGGCTTCTCCCACTATCAACGTAGACCTTTCGGAGCTTTCCACCTCCACCACTAACGGTGACGGTGATTACTTTGTAGTGGTTGATACGTCCAATGCGCAGCGCAAGCTGACCAAAGGCAACATTAACATCAGTGGCTTTAACAATGACGCTGGCTTCACCACCAACGTGGGCGACATCACAGGTGTTACGGCGGGTACTAACTTAACGGGTGGTGGCACATCCGGCTCCGTTACTCTTAATGTTTCTTCGTCGCCATCCTTTTCTGGTGTTGTCTCCGCTGAAAGCGTTCAAGAAGACTATGATGCTTTATCTGGCACTTCTCCGGCTCCAGATGCAGATAATGCTGGTGGCTTTAGCCTTACCATGACAGGCAACACTACGTTTTCTTTTGGCGGGGTTACTTCTGGTCGTGCCGTAGGTTTTGTCCTACAGGTGACAGGTAACGGTTCAACTCTCACATGGCCCTCATCTGTAGACTGGGCTGGCGGTACAGCACCTGATGCACCTGCAAGTGGCGAAAGCAATCTATATGTGTTCTACACTAGAGACGGCGGGACTAACTGGATTGGCGTACTATCTGCGGCAGCGTATGCGTAAGGGATAACGAATGTTTGGCTTCACCCCCTTTGCTCAGTCAGCTTTTTCCGACAACGGTGTTGTCGATGTCAGTGTTTCGATCACTGGCGTTTCTGCTTCTGGGCAAGTGGGTGCGGTAACTGCACGGAACGTCAACAGAGTTTTCCCAACTGGTGTTGACGCCACAGCTTCTGTAGGGTCCATTGACAGCGTTACTGGTACAGCCGTTGTATCTCCAACGGGGGTTGCGGCTACAGGCGCTGCGGGTCAGGCCTCTGTTGAAGCGAATGCGATTGTTTTTCCAACGGGTGTTTCAGCAAATGCTCTTCTTGGGCCAGAAATTGTTTTTTCTGGTGTTGGCGATGCGCAAATATCTACAGCGCAATCCAAGTTTGGTGGGTCAAGTCTGTTGCTTGATGGCACTGGCGATTCGGTTGTGTCCGATGGGACGTATAATTTTGGTGGCGATCCGTTCACTGTTGACATGTGGGTGCGTCCGACAAGTGGAACTCAGGACGGCATTTTCTTTGACAGCAGGGATTCAACATCCAATAATGCAATAGCTCTTCGTCAGTCTTCGGATAACTTACTGGTTCTTCGTGGCAACACTACTTTATTCAACATCAATGCCGTGTTCTCTGTTGATACTTGGGTTCACGTCGCGGTCACAAGAGGTGATCCATTTGGAAACACTTATTCTGTTTTTGTAAACGGAGTAGAACAAGACAGCACCCTCTTTGGCGTAACGGCTACCGCAGCAGACATACACATTGGCTCTGACTTTAACGGTTCTAATAACTGGGAA